GGAAGCGCCTCGAAGTCGTTGAAGGATCGGTTGCAGTCGTCAATCACAGATTCAATGTCTGAGTTGAACACTTGCATGACGCGATCCTTGCTGACCTTTGTCGCCACGGGTTGCCCGTGTTCAGGGTCAGCTTCTTTCACGAGATGGCCAATGCCGAATGTCGGCAAGTTCAGGTGGTCTAAGTAAATCGCGTAGACGCAACCCTCGTCCCGCTCAAGGTCTAGGCGAAGCTGCTCGACGTTCATCTGCCCTGTCCGTTGTACTTCTTGTGGGACAGCCGCTTGCCCTTGTTCTTAACGCGGGTGAGGGGACTGGAGCCGATGGATGTCCGCTTTTTAACAAACGCCGTCTTGGCTCCAGCCCCAGTAGCTTTCGTTGCCATCTAGTCTTGCACTCGCTCTTTAAGAACGACACCGACGATGCCGACCACGATAGCAATAACGGCAAGCCAATCTGCGTCCACCAAAACTCCAACCCCAAGAACTAGGGCGGCGACTGCCGCATAACTTGACGGCTCACTAACGCGAGAGAGTACCCATTGGAAAATCTTCATTTGCTTATTCCTTTTACCTTTTCAAAAGTTCTAAGTCCGCCCAACCCCAAAAGTCCCATCAGCACGGGCATCATCTCCCCTAAGTTTACAGCAGGAAGATCAATTAGGTATCCAGCCTGGGCTAATCCGAAGGTCAAGATTGGCTGTAGGACGTATGAATATGCAAGAGAAAATCCGCATGACCAACCAATAAATGGACGCCAACCGGACTGAAACCAGTTACCGCTCTTGGCATCTGCTTCATTAATTTTAAGATTAGCAAGGTCAATGTTGGCGAGGCTCTCCGTCAGCTTCGCTTCAATCTCTCGCTCTGCCTCTGCTCGCTTTTGCTTGTCTTCAGGAAGAAACCGCCCCGCGACATCCATGACGGACGGGAGCAACGTGGTGATAAGTGGAATCATTTCGAATGATCCTTTGCTGTAGCTGGATGTGACCCGTTGTGCATGGCAGCGAGCTTATCCACTTGACGCTCAACCTGTTCTAGCCTTGCCAGCACGCCACCAAGCTGGGTGTGACGCCTCTCAAGCGCGTCGGGGCTGCTCATTTGGGCTAATATCCCCAGGCGTTGAGCGTTGGTTTTTATCTCAGTTTTTAGCCGGTCGTGCTGACTGTCTAAGCTACGAAGCCGGGTCTCAATGTCAGCGATCAAGGCAGTAAGTTGTTTGATCGATTGGCGAGCCACAGCCATCGCGCCAGCGACAGACGCGACCATGCCAGCCACGGTCAGGACGAGACGAAGGTCAATCGCACCTTCCATGATCCACTAGGGGGCTTCAGGCCACGTTGGACTGGCTGGATCGCTGGTAGCCTTCGGTAGGTCGCGCAGCAGGGTGCGATAATTTACCCATGCTGCCGGTACATCCTCACCAGCCTCTTGAGCCTTCACGACAACCCAGTCGCAAGCAGCGAGCAATCGATCACGTTTCGCTCGAAGCGCCACCCACTCGTCTGAGTCATAACGAGACTTCAACCACTTGTGAGCGCGGAGGCCATCGAACTCTTCGTCATCAAGGTCTACCTCTTCGTAGACCGTATCAGCAGCCGGATAGCTTTTGGCTTGCGTCTCTTGACCCGTATCAGCGTCAAAGACGGCTGGGGTTGCGGCTGCTTCCATCAACTTGGCAACGGTGGCAGCGGGGTTGAGAGAATTAATGACTTCCCCATCGGGAGTGACGATGCGTTTATCCATTTTCTAGTTCTCCAAAACAAGCAATCATTGCCATGTTGTCGTTGGTATTTGTGCCGTCTGCGCCTTCATGCTCAGCCGTGCAGGAAAGACGCGATGCGAGTAACATCCTGGAAAACTGCTCCCCACCCGGTATAACCACATAACCGGGGGTTGCGGCTCCTGACGCCACAAAAGGAATTTTAAAGGTATATTTATAAAAGCCTGTGCCAGAGGTCGATACAGACTCAATATTGTAAGACGCTTTGATTGAGAGAGTTCCAGTCCCGTCTACAACCGCCCAAGCCGCCGCCTTACTGAGATCGAGACCCCCCGGAATATCAGCCGACAGAGATCGGACCATCTCGTTGACTTGCCGCTGGTCAGTGGCCGGAGTGGAAGCGAACAGGTTAGCGTTGTTGATCTCGGCTACCGCATCACCCCACAGCAATCCGTGTTCGAAAGTGGAACCACCAGTTGCCACCGTTCGTTCAGTCTCTATGGCAAGCCCGTTAAAGATTTCTTGGCTGTCCGTTTGAGTGACAATGAACTTGCCCGTCAGAGGATCAACAGCAGCGTCTAAGACAATATCCGTGCTTCCTGATTGCAGAAGGCACTTAGCGTTAGCCGAATAAAGAGGAAGCTCGTCCCTGTACATGCGAAGCATGTAAGATTCGGAAACGTATACGCTGCTTGCCATAAACCTCAGTAGGCTTAACGAACCGCCCCAAGGTACGGACGAACCGTTGGCTGCAACACCAATGTGCAGTACCGCCGATGTGTTTGTGACAGTGCCTATGGCTGTGTTTGTCGCCGTGCCTTCAAAATTCCCATCGACATAGAGCTTGCCTGTCTTTAAGGAGCCGTCAAAAGTCATCGAAACTAAATGCCATTCGCCGTCGCCTAGATGAGAAGTCCCATTAACTGTTATAGTATCGGACCCATCCGATACGAAAAATCGGCCTACGTTGGTTGAGCCAGAAGCTAATTCAAAATAGAACCGCCCATTACTCAAGTCAGGTTGAGCGTAGTCAACGACCAGTTCCTCTGAGGTACTCGTCGTTTTAATCCAAATGAATAAAGAGAAACCTGAAGTACCAACGTCGAAAGCGGCGTCGTTGAGGTCCAAGTTGTTTGAAGAACTCCAGCCACTATAAGCTTTTAATTCAGCACCCGAGGCTACGGCAGCTTCAGTAATAGTACCGTTCTTCGTCAACGTGTGTGAGTTGCCACTTCGATCAGCCGTGTCCGAATTTGCTAGTGCAGCAAGAACGCAAGTCTGTCCTAGATATCCAGTCGTAAAGGTTCGATTGACGTAGCCCCCGAAGGCCGACCCAGAGTCCGAAGCGTGGGTATATCCATAATTCAGACCAGCATCTGTCGCGGTAACAACTTTTCCGTGTGGGCCAAGGCTAATTTTGTTCGCATCTCCTTGGGCACCAGTAAAGCTCGGCCCCGCACCACCACTGCCGTCGAAGAAAATTGACGTACCCCAATCGTCAGCAAGGATTTGATAAATCGGAACAGTAGATTTTCTGCCGTAATCGCTGCTGTTATTGGTGGTGAAGACAAAGCCATACGAGTCGATGGCGACAACATTGTCACCGGCGGTCCCTTCGTTCTTGTTGTAGACCGCGCCGTTGTTCAAAATTCCGCACTCGTCGGCACTTCCGCCGTATGTCCACGCAATAAGTGGGATCAGGCCACCCGTATTCGGATCATAGGGCGATCCGGTCTGAGGCATTTGGATGGCAACACTGAAAACATGGCCGTCTGCCAAAGGTGGTGTGGTAGCGTGGCTTAAACTTTTCAGAGCGCCTTCCACACGTTCAGCCCACGCCCCAGTGTGGGGGTCAAAGATTTTGAAACCCTGGTTTTGTATCCCCACCATGACGTAGCCCATCGAGGCCGCGATGCTTTTTGCTATCGCCCCGCTCAGTGTGAGCGTCGCAAGTGGCGTCGCGCTCGCAAGGGTGCCAGCCGTCAAATCCCAGATGTTCAATTGAACGTCACTGCCAGATGTCTCGACGGTTGCGAGCATCAACGAAGTCCAGACACTTCCGTTTGAGAACTTGCCGTTCCAACTTTGACCGTCAATGCTTGGGCCTACCAGACACATATCAATGAAGTTGGCGTTGGCTTCGACGATGCCGCTGACTGCGGGGAGAACAAGATCAGAAAGCCCCCCGTCTTTGATCAGAAGGCCGTCAACTGTGACGCCAGACCCACCAGTTGTTTCTGCGATGGTATTCGTGGAGATCACTGACCCCGACAGCGCCGTAAAATCGTTCGCCTCAAACTGGAAGTCCAGCGCCCC